AGCTGCCGGCTCTCGGTTGATTTGCGGCTCAGATAGTAGATCTCGCGCGGAAACTCTGCGGTCGGGTCTGGCGTGCCGTAGGGGTTGGTGCCGCCGGGGAAGTTAGCGCCGTCGATGTACCGCGCCATGGTGCGGATCCGAGTCAGCTTCGCGCCGGCCAGGTCGTTGTTGGGCGTGACCGCGTTCACGGTTGCGAGGATGGTGCTCATCGTGCCGAGCACGTTGCTCACCTTCACTTTCGGTCGCGGCAACTGGCCGTTGCCGGTGTACTCAAACCCATCCATCTCAAGCGGCAGCCGCTGGTATGCGTTGCCATCCCAGACCAGTTCGCCGTTCGCGTCCATGTTGCTGCCGGCATGGAACCGATAGACCGTGTTGCTGCCATGCAATGCGGCGATCAGCTGCAGCTCGAACAGCTCGATCACCGAGCTGGGTGCGATCTTCTGCAGCTCTGAGACTGGGATAGCCATGGCTTAAGGCTCGAAGACTTCGACGAAGGTGGCGCTGATGTTGTTGAAGTTGCAGGACCGCAGCGTGGCTTGCCACTCCTTGCAGATGTATTTTCCAGCGGTGCCGCGCGGTGGCGTCCAGTCGAACGACTCGACAGCAGCACGGGCCTCGAGAAACGCAAGGATGTTGTCACGCTCGGTGTCGTCCCGGTTCAGGAACTGCAGTTGCCACTCCTTGCCATCGCGATGTAGGCCAAACCCGACGCGCTGCTGGTAGCCGTCGCCAGCCTGGAAGGTGACGACGCGCGGCTTGCTGATCTCGGTCGCCTCAAAGCTGGGCGTGTAGGTGAAGGTGGCCATTATGCGAGCAGTCCTCCGGGGCGCTTCTGGGTGACGATCTCATTCTTGACGGCTTCGCTGATCGCGCGGGCAAACTGTCCAGCACGGCCGTCGTCGCCCTGAGCTTTCGTGCCTGTTGCGTCCACGTTGACGGTGACGTTGATGCCACCAGCGCCGCCGCCAGCTTCGACGCCGAGCCGGCCATCGCGACCACGACGCAGCGGCAGGATCGCCTCCGGGCCAGCCTCACCCATGAGGCCCGTGCCATTGGCAAACGGGAACAGGGTCGGCTTGTCAACGATGCCACCGCGGGCGAACTTCTGGATTCCGTTCTGAGCGAACATGCCGCCGTCGGCAAACTTGAGACCAAAGATGCCGCCCACGCCTTTGACCAAGGGGGCGATGATCGCTTGTCGGATCGCGATCCGGGCGATGTCTTGGATGATGCTGTTGGCCAGGTCTGCAAAGTTTGCTTTGCCGGTCGTAACGAAGCTGGTCAGCTGATCCTCAAGCCCTTGGAACGCGCCCTTCACCGAATCGGCCACCTGCGTGCCGAAGTTGGTCAGCTGTTGGTAGTATTCCTTCAGGCTGGCGCCAAATGTATCCCGGAAGCTGTCTTTAACTTCTTTACTGGCAACAATCAATCCGCGGATCTTGTCAATTTGAGCCTGAGTCAGGGCTGGGAACTGCTCGCGAATAGCTTTGACTTCTCGGTCGATCTCCAGCTCTTTAAGTTTTTCGCCGGTAATTATGCCAGCTTTAATCTCCAGATCTTCGACTGTGCGGTTGTAATTCTCCTGCAGCTTTGTCCTCTCGAGGAAGTCCTGCGCTATTGCCGAGCCCAATTCTTTTGCGGCCGAAACTTCTGCCATCTGCAACCGGTTGATCGCCTCGCCTTGCTCTTTTTGTTTTGCCCTGACTCCTAGTTTTTGCTTGTCGATTTCTAAAATGCTCAAATCAAACTGAGCCTGTGCCACAAGCAGTTCGTTCTCTGCCAAACGGGCTGCGTTGATTTTGATGCTGGCGTCCAGCTCTGCCTGCGTGATCTCTCTGATTTCGCTTTTTGCGGATTTCCCGCCGCCGCCGCCGCCGCCGCCAGCTGCTGCGCGCGGCCGTCGCCTGCCAGCTGCGCTGCGTGCCTGCACTCCCGCGATGATGTCAGGGGTCAATGCAGGCCCCATCGACCGCCTCGTCATGCGACGCTGTCCAGCTGGGGGCATGTCTGCCAATCCGCCACCGGTCGCGATTGGACCGGCTTGCGCCAATGCACGACCAATTAGGTCCCAGTCGACGCTTTTGACAATGTCATTCAAAAAGCGAACGGCAGACGTCAATGCCTGAACGCCAGAGATAATCGCCGGCAATGCAAAATCTGCAGCCGTCAACTTCAGATCCTCGACAGCAATGCTTAGGTTTCTAAATTGCTGCTCGGGACCCTTCAGTGCTTCTTCCAACTTGGATGCCCCATCCCTCTCAATGCTGCGCAAGGCATCAATGACGATGTCGCTGGTGATCTTCCCTTCTTTGGCCAGCTCACGGATCTGTCCAACGCCAACGCCCATCTCCTTGGCGATCGCCTGAACCACCACTGGCGTCTGCTCAAAGACGCTGTTCAGCTCTTCGCCGCGCAGAACCCCAGTCCCCAATCCTTGACTCAGCTGCAGGAATGCAGCGCCAGCTTCTTGTGCATTGGTGCCGCTCAGCTTTGCCGCGGTATTGAAGCCGTTGTAGACCGTCGTGATCTCGTCAAGGGTCAACCCGATCGGTCGGAGCCTGGCGTAGATCTGCGCAAACTCTTGATTCGCCTGAGTCTGAGTGATGCCAAACCTTTGAGCGGCTTGGGCGGCTGCATACTGAACTTGCGTAAAAGCGTCGAAGCCTTGACTCAGAGAACGCAGGCGACGCTCTGACTCGATCGCCGCGATGCCGGTGTCAACGATTGACCGCGTGGCCAACACGATGCCGGCCGTGGCAGCTGCAACTGCTGCCAGGCGCCCGGGGAGCGCTTGAAGACCCTGCAACGCACCTGCGCCACCGCCCGCTGCCGAGACGTCTGATGCTGCCCTCAGCTTTGCCTGCAAGCGATCGATGTCGTTGCCTAGTCGCTGATACGCCTTGCTATTCAGCTCAACACGATCGCGCAACGAAGTCAGTGCTGCGATGTGCTGCCGGATCCCTGCGGTCGTATTTCCAGCCTCCCGCGCCATGCGGTTGATCTGGATGTTCATCTGGCCCAGCTGGGTCTTGCTCAACTGAGCCGTGCCTTCAAGGCCCTTCAGGCTGCGGCTGAACGCGCTGATCTGGTTGGCGCCGTCAACGTTGACCTTAAGTCGAAATGCCGCGTCACGGTTCAGCGCCATCTCATTTCCCCTGATCGTTAAGTTTTACGATGGCGGCGGCCTCCATCACTTGCAGCCCCTCCAGCAGCGCGCGTGGGTCGTCCACTGCATACAGTCTAAAGAGCCACTCAACTGCACCATAGTCAAGTCCGACCAAGCCGTTCATGGCTGTGCGCCATTGAGTTTGGACGCGCAAGAACATCTGGATCGTAGGCCAGTTTTCTGGCAGGACTTCAAAGTCGAGATCTTGCGGCCGCTCCGGATCAGGCAAGGCAAGGCCAAAGGCGGCCGCATCGTCGGCTGTTTGATCGACGACGCTGCCACCTGCCCAATGCTCGGCGGCCTCTATCAGTTTTTTCGCTTGGCTCCCTGCAGACTGTCGAAGTAAGCCAGCACGATCGCGCCAGCCAACATTGGAACCTCCAGCAGATCTGCCAAAGCGCTTTGGCTGAATGGCACGTCCTTACCGTTGTCATCGGTAACGCCAGACCATCCGACCAAGACTTCGGCGGCCACATCGCCATCAGTCATGCCATCGGACCCGATGCCTTCACTGATCTCCCGGATGCGGGTCTGAGAGATCTGCTTGAACTCACAGTCAAAGGTCTGGCGCTCAAAGCGGCCGCCATCGACTGGAATGTCGAAATGGACCGGCCAGCTGTAAGAGCCAGACTTTTTTAGGACGAATGCCACGCGGATCAGGTGTAGACGATTGACAGCTCATCATTGCCTGCACTGGTCGGAACCGCAATAAAGGGGATGTTCAGCATCTGGATCCCGTCCTGATCGCTGTAGGTCAGGTTGCCCAGGTCAGACTGAGCGGTCGTGATCGTGACGATGTTCCCTGCAGTTGTGCCGTGCTGGAAGTCAATGCTGCCAGTGCTGCTGCCAGTGGCTGCCGTGAAGAAGTCCTTAGCCGCGATGGTTGGGGCCTCGATCACAACGGTGCCGTTAGGTGCGCGGTTGGTGATCAGGATCTCCTTGGTGCAGCCGACCAGCTCGCGATAGATGACATCGTTCGCCATCGAGAAGCTGTAAGACTGCATACAGCCGCTATAGGAGAAGATATCGAAGCTGGTTGTGTTGCCCTGCTTGAACAGCAGCGGGGCCGCTTGGTTGGCATAGGTGGGGGTCGGCAGAGTCTCGTCCGTGGGGGCGTTGTAGATGCCGGTCATCGTGAACGCGATGACAGGGATCTGACCAACTTCACCGGTGATCTCAAAGGTGCCGCGGCAGCCCGTCAGCTTGTGACGGATGCCGTCTTCGTGGTAGTGAATGGTGCAGCTCTCAAAGCCAGCGCTCTCGGGCGCGTAAGTGGCGCTGGTGCTGGTGACCAGCGTCTCGCTCAGGCCGCAGCTGCGGAGCACCGGACCATAAGCGGGGGCGGTGCCAGCAGTGCCAGAACCGGCCAGCTCAACCTCAAAGCTGACTTCAACGCGAACCTGCGCCAGCAGTTGATCGGCTTGGCCCATGTACGGCCGCACCAGATCGCGGTTCACCGTGTCAGCAACCAGCGGCTGGATCTCAAGATTGCGCACCAGGATCGCGTTGCTGCTGCCGGTCGGCGAAGAGTCGGTCCCGTATGTACTTTCAATCTTCGCCAGAATCAGGCGTCGGCGAGTCAGAACTGATGCCATCGGAGGCTACCTCGGAGGTTGGATGAGGGGCCGGCTGGGTCCGCTCGACGAGCTTTCGCTTGCCGGTTTTGGGATCGACCAGATAGCTGCCGCCCTGGCCTTTGTGTTCGTCCATTATCGTAGCTGCTACGGGCTGAGGGATAGATCGGCCACTCTGGTCCGATACCTGACAGCGTAGTCGCAACTGATCACACCGCTTGGCTGATCAGCCTCGACCAGATCAAAAGAAACCGAAACGGGCTGCACATCGTAGGCATTGCCGCCAAGGGTGAGATCGGCCATCACCTTGGCGTGCAGGCTTTCGACTGTTGCATCAGCCACTTGGTCCGGGATGTTACCGCGGACGATCACCGAGATCCGAACGGTCAGCGTCCAGTCCAGCGTCGGCAGGCTGGTGTTCTGCTCGGCCGTGTCGCTGATCGGTTCGACCACGATTGCCGGCAGCTCGCCTCTGGTTAACGGCTCGACGCGGCTGCGGTAGATCCGCGTGCTGACGCCAGTTGTATTGGTTAACGCCGTGCGGATCGCCGCCAGGATGGTCTCGCGTTTGGTGGCCATGGCTTAAGCCGATGCGACTTGGACAACAGTGCAGATGATCCCAGGAATGCTGGGATGCGGCGGACTGGTTTCAGCTGGCTCCGCGTGGATGTACGCCGCCACGTTGCTGGTCATCCACATCAGCTCGATGTAGTCGTTTGCGGCCAGGGGAGTGACGAAGTTAACGCAACCAATCACGTTGCCGTCAACGTTGCCATGCCTTGCGATGATGCTAAATCGGCTGTCGCTGGCCGGCACGTCACCAGCGCTGCCTTCGTTGTTCTTGCGCAACCAGACGTTGATGTCGTGAATTTCGTTGTCCGTATTGCTGAACTGGATCGAGAACGTGAGGCTGTACACGCCAGCGTGATCGACCGTGATGCGGCCGTCTGAGATGATTCTTACGGCCCGACTGGCGTTGTCAGCTTGCCGCAGCTTGATTGCGTAGGCCGTGTTAGCCAGCGCCGCCACTTGCGATGTGCCATCCCAGAAAGAGCCCCAATAGCCAGGACAGCCGTGATACGGCAGGCTTGACCATGGCGACCGGCCGTTGCCAATCTTTAGGTTGCTGGTGTCACTTTCAAGGCCAGGCTCGCCGGCCATCAGCACCGGGTTCAGCGTTGCCCACTGGCTGCGTGTGTTGACCTTGAAGGGGCTGCTCATGTCTTCTGCAAAGCGATCTGAACAAACTTGCCGTCATCGATCAGCATCGTCTCGCGCACGGTGTAGGCCGCGCCATCAACCGTGATAGAGCTGCCGCGGATCAAGGTGCCGAAGTTGGATGCCCGTGCCGTCAAGGTGTAGTCAGTGCTGAGCACCATGCCATCGCTCAGGATCTGGCTCGGCATGTCCAAAATCCCATTAGCAGTAACGGCGCCAGCTGTGCAGCTGACGCCGAAGTCTGCCAGGAAGATGTCCAGATCTTCCGTGATCGCCATCAGCTGTACTTCTTCGAGCCGAGAGCGACCACGGAAACAGCGCCGGTGCCAGTGCCGCCGGTCACCGTGAAGAGCACGCGAACATAACGACGCAGGTCGTTGCTGTTCAGGTAAATCTTCTCCTGGAAGGCGGTGTTAGCAGCAGCAGCAGTGAAGCCGCCACCGGTCACATCGACGAAGTCGCCAGCGGTGGTGGTGTTGCTGTGCTGAATCTTGGCGGTCAGGGTGACGCCAGAGCCAGCGGCAGCTGCGTCAATGATGAAGGCAACGTCGCCTTCGTAATCGACCAGGTCAACGTTGGCGGGTGTGCCAGCGCCGGTCGATGCGACCACTGCATTGTTATGCAGCTCGAGCAGATCGGTTTTAGATCCGAGGTTGTGAATGGTCATGGTTTCGCCCTCCGTCGAGGGGATGATGGTTTGCGGGGCGGCTGAGCAATAGTCTCAACCACATCGGCCACCTGGGCGGCGGCCTCGATTGCTTTGCCGATGCCGATCAATAGCTTGGCGTCGGAAGGGGATGCCTCAATGACATCCCCAACACGAACCACCCGGCCCGCCAGCATCGTTTGCCGTAGGACCTCGATCAACATCAGAGGGTGTCAGCGCCGCGGCTGAAGGACTCAGGATGGCGGACGGCGATGTCCACATCCTGCATAGCAACCACGCGAACCGTGCCGCTGGTGCTGTTGCTGTAGGGGTCAACCATGATGTCGAGGCCGCTGAAGTAACCGATGATCAGGTCGGCAAAGTTGCCGAACCACAGATCGCCGGCTGCCACTTGGTTGGACAGCACGCCGCGGTAACCGTTGACCTCGTTGCCCTCCATGACGAACATGCCGGAACCGGCGTCCTTCTTGGTGGTCTTGAGGCCGCCGCGCATGGCAGCGTTCATCAGGTAGACAGGGCTTCCGAGCAGTGCGTTGGCGGTTGCCACGTCGCTCTCGAGTGCCACCACTTCCTCGAAGGTGGGAGCAGCAGCTGCAAAGTTCTCGGTGCCGATGCCGGTGGTGAACTTGAGGCCCAGGGGCTCGCTGTTGCTACCTGTGCCATACAGGCCAGCCAGGTCGATCTTGAGCGCCAGAACGCTGGCGAGATCAGTGCGAACCATGTTCTCCACGTCTATGGAGGACTGGATCATCAGACGGCGGCTGTAGTCGGTGTAAGCAGCCACGGTCTTGGGGGTCAGGCTGACCTGATCCACGGTCTGCTGCGACTCGGTAGGAGCGCCGCTCTCAGCCACCCAGTAGGCGGTGGCAGCACCCGACTGGCGGGGGATGGCGACGTTGCCGGTCAGGCCGGTCAGCACGGTGGCGCCAGCTTGATCCAGTGCCGAAGCGTTGCGCAGCAGGTCGATGAAGCTGCCAGCGTCGAGCATGGTCTCGACCAGGTTGCCGCCGGCGGTGGCAGCGCCAACGTTCAGGTCACGACGCAACACATCCTGAGGGATGGTGATGCCACGGGACTGGCGGCCGAGCTTGGCAGCAGCGGCTTCAGATGCTTCGATCTCGAACGCAGCAGCCTCGCGGGCCGAGCGATCGGTCGGGTTGGACAGATAGTTGATGGCACGCAAGAAGGAGAAGCTGCGGGCTTCCTTCTCGCTCATGCCGAGATCGGCGGCGCTCATGGTGACGGGTTCCTGGGGAATGTTCATTTTGTCAAGAACAGCAGCCCGGGCCTCGTCGATTGAACGACCAGACTCGACCAGCTGGCGGCCCAGATCGCCCATCCCATGCTTGTCGCACAGGGCGGAGATCTCAGCGATGCGGGTGCGCTCAGCCTCGATGGCTTCGGCCCGCACCACGGCCAGATCGGTGGTGTTGGTTTCCATTGAAGGAATGGGATCGTGGGATGGTGCTGCCGAAGCAGCGGGTTCTGTGGGCGTCAACGCGCGGCCGATGCCCACGGTTTTGTCAGCGGGAACGCTGACGATCGACACCTCGTAAGGTGCCCAGGCAGTAGCGACATAGTCGCCGCTGCCACGCTCCTCCATTTTGTCGATGGAGTAGCCAAAGGACACGTTCCGTAGAACGCCGTCCTTCACGTCGCTTAGGACTTCCTGAGCGAACGGGTTGCGGCTGAACCGCACCCGCGCATAGCCGCGCCGTCCTTTGCTGTCGATCCTCGCGCGCTCAACCACACCGATCACACGGTCAGGGTTGTGATTGAACAGCAGCGGCGCGCCATCGTTCAAACGGCTCAGATCTGCCGCATCAGCCTCATGGCTCAGGATCTCGTTGCCGAAGTAGCGCGCAACAGGGAACTCAGAGCTGAAGGGGAACTCATAGGTCCGATCCTCCACTTCGTCGAAGGTGGTCAGTTCGGCGCGTTGGTGCTTGCCGATGCCAGGCATGGAGCGCAGGGCGTCGATCTTGTTCAGCGTGCTGAAGCGATGCGCCACACGGACTGGCGTGCTCTCCCAATTGCCATCAACCTCTCGAAAAATCTGGATCAGCGCTGCTGGATCATCCGGGGTCCCGTTGATGACCACATCAGCATTCGGCACATCAATCTGGCCATCGCGCTCGATCCGCTCGATCTGGCCCTGAGCAGTGCCGCCACTTGAATCCCAACGGACGAAGTCGCCAACGCTCAGGCTGCCAGGTTCGGCGCGATCAGCCTGCCCATCGCCGGTGGCCTCCTCGAACTCGATCGGCTCGAAGTCATGATCAGCCAGCCACGCGCGCGCCTCATCAACGGTAAAAACCGAGCTGCGGAACCGGATCGCCTGTACCTCGCTCTCGCCTTCCTTGATCCCATAGATGAAATCCACACCGTTGCCGCCTTCGTCATTCACACGGCGCAGCGAGTCATACTGCCCGGGATCTTTCAATCGCGCAGCGTGCTCATTCGGATAGGGGCGCTCCATCTCCACAGCGCTTCTCTCTTGTAATGCCTTGATTCTATCTGCCTTGCCATTCGACCAACTCTGCCCAGCATCGCCGCCCCATGCCGCCCATGCGACACGGCCCGGTGACGGATAGCCATCTTGATCAGGACTGAAGCCCTCGCCTTGTTTGTCCACCTCATGCCGCGCGAACCACGCCGCCATTGTGATGACAGTGTCAGGCGACAGTTCATCACCGCTTAAAATCTGGCTGGCCCTAGTCGCAGCAACCTCAGTGCCGCCCTGCTGGCCTTCGCTCTTCCAGTCGCGATAACGCTGCGCCTCCGTGCGCATCCCATCGGTCGGCATCAGGTCGATCTCGGTGCCGTTGACGTTGGCCATCAGTCGTCCAGCTCGAGGGGTTCGTCGTCCTCTTCTTCCTCATCATCCATCGGCGGCTCAGTTTCAGGCACTGGCATCGGATGCACCACGCCGCTCTCGGTCACCTCGCTCGGATCGCTGTCTGTCACGATACCCATCTCATCCAACATCGCCAGCTCGGCCTGACGTGCGATCAGCACATCATCCAGATCGCCGCCTTGCTCGCTGATCACCTGGCCCAGTGTCTTGAAGCCACACCGCACGGCTGTCTTGTACGCCTCCACTTCGCGCTGTGGGTCCACCCATTCCCAGCTCCTCGGGATCCAACGGCTGGCCCGGTAACGATCAGGATTGGTCTCATAGCCCGGCAGGTTCAGCGCACCGCTAAGCACCGCCATCTCGAGCCATGCCTCAAAGACCGGTTGGTGGAAGTTCTCGATCATGTACCGCTGCAGCACCCGATACGTGTCGCGCTCCTCGAGCAGGCTTAGCCGGCTGCTGCTGTAATTGCTCTCGCTGAAGTTCTTGCTGATGCTCTCAAAGCTGACGCCAACACCAGCCGCCACGGCCCGCAGCATCGACCGCGTGAACGGCTCAAGCTGGCCATCAGGTGCATTCAGATCCGGAACCGTCACGCTTTCGCCCGGTGCCAGGTACTTGAACACGCCCGGACTGAACTCGCTAACTCGCTCGCCTTCGTAGATCTCATCCCCAACCAGCTCGCCCTCAGGCGATTGGATGAAGCCCATCAGCGCGCTGCTGGCTCGCGCCCGCACCACCTCGGCCTCCTCATAGCCTTGCAGCATGTGAAGCCGCATCAACGCCGACGCGAACCACGTCACGCCCCTGGTCTGGCCCGGCCGCTCCGGCAGGAACAGATGAATCACCTCATCAGCAGGAACTCGGATCCGCCGGCCATTGGTCCGCGGGTTGCCCGCATAGGTGTCGCCAGGATGGTTCGCGTAGAAGTGATAAGCCTGGGGCCGCAGGTAGCCGTCCACCTCGATGCCCATCCGAACCGTGTTGCCGTCCGCTGCCTGCGGCACGTCGTCATCGATCAGGTAATCCGCCTCGAGGATCTGCAGCGCAAACGGCACCCGCGAATCACCAAACGGTCGGCGGATCATCCGCACGAACACCTCGCCCGACTCGGCCATGCTCCGCGCCAGCAACCGCTCGATGTCATGGAAGCCCAGCAGCCCGCTCACATCACAGCGGCTCTTATGCATCCACCGTTCCCACTGCTCATGGATCTGGCCGTTGATCGCCTCATCCAGTTGCCCGCCGCGCAGCATCCGCACCTGCGACTGATGCTTGATGCCGTGGCCGATCACATTGTTCTGGATCGCGCGCACCGCCTGCCGGGCGTAGTCGTTATCACGCACCAGCTGCCGCGCACGATTGCGCAGTGACTTGAAGCTGGACTTGATCTCGCTGTCAGCGCTGGTGCCGCTCGTCACCCAGTCAGCGGTCAGCCGGCTAACGCGCGCGCCCTGATACGCCCGCCGCTGCGGCCGCACTGGTTCAAAACCCATCGCCCGGAATAGCCGCGTGCGCAGACCCATCAGAACCTCACGAATAGGTTGTGCGGGTTGCCGAGCCCGTTGGCGATCAGGTCCGCCATCTGCTCACGCTTGACCTCGGCTTTGAGCTTAGCCTCGAGCTGAAGCAAGTCCGCCATGTCGTACTTCTTCAGATTGCGGTTGCCGATCGTGTACTCCTTGGCAACACCGCCAGCCACGATCGCGCGGATCGCCGCCTGCACCGCGTCCAGATCCTTCTGCGCTTGCGATCGGCCATCAACCGCGCCAGGCGTGCCGCTATAGCTAAGGCTTCGCAGAACCATCAGCTGGCCCGAGCCTATCGTGACCGTGCTGCCGGTCTTGGTCGCGACCGCCTGCCAAAACCATTGCCCAGCGTCGAAGCCTGTGCTGGTAGCCGCGGCGATCGTGAACTCCCATCCAGTGCCGTAGGCCGTGCCCACTACCGTCGCGCCTTCGCTGGCCGTGTTCGTCCGCAGGTAGTAGGTCAGCGTCCAACTTCCGCTGTCAATTGCATTCCCCAAATTGTCAGCGCCAGGAACATCCCTCCACTGGATGGTGTCGCCGGCCCTGATTTCGCTGGGGATGTTCACGACCTACCAGTTGGTAACAAAGCCACTGGCAGCCGCAGAGGCCGGCTGCCGTTTCGATCTTAGCGGCGCCTTCTTCCCGTTCTCCAACTGATCCGCCAGCTGCTGCCACATCGTCGCCTTGTTCATCCGCCGCGAGAACAGCAGCATCGCCGCGTAGGCATAGACCACGCAATCCAGCGCCTCGTTTCGATCACCAGCTTTCTTCACCCACTCACGGATCGGAAACCCGCGGTGATAACGCAATGCCTGCCGCTCGCTGGTCAACTGCCTGAAGTACTCCTCATCAGCAGCCATGCCGAAGTGCAGCGTCCCGACGCCGCCCACTTCGTTATGCCGCAACCGGCCGAACAGGGTTGTCTTGATCGTGTCAGTGCCCAGCTGATACAGCGTCACGCCACGCTTCAGCACCCGGCCCTGCCAGCTCACATCCACTTTGCTGCCCTTGCCCACCGCTGGGCTGTTGCGTCTGCTGCTGCCCTTGATCGCCACCACGTTTTGCCGTACGCGATCGCGTACATACCGATACACCTCATGGGTGCAGTGGCCGCCACTGTCCACCGCCACCTGCGACACCTTCAGCGCATTGCCCGCAGCCGTGGCCCACTCAGTTACCAGCACCTGATCCAGTTGGCCCCACACCTCCACCTGCGTCGGGTCGCCCATCAGCTCCTGGTGCCAGATCAACCAGCCCGTCTCGCCCTCGCCCCAGCCCCACACGCTCACCGCCAGCCGGTTGTCCTGCACGTCCACGCCACACGTCAGCAGCACCACGCCATCGGGGCAGGTGCCCGACTCATACGCCAGCCGCTTGGTCATCAAGCCATCAGCACTCACGGCCGCGGCATAGTCCTCTTCCCAGGTCTCAGCCAGCCGGGTGTTGACAAACGCCTTCAGCGCTGGCGCGTCTGACTTGGCCCGCAGGAAGTCATCGACCAGTTGCTCCCAGCTGCACCACCCGAGCGGGCTGTAAAGCCCACTGAGCTGGAACCCAGCCGTCCTGCCATCGCTTGGTGCGGTCGCGCGCCACTCGCCCGCCGCGAGCATCGCCGGTTTGTGGTTCTCCTCAAACCGCTCGCCGCAGTGCTCGCACTGATACCTCACATCACCCGGCCGCTTCGCATCCCACTTCAGCCGCGGCCATTGCAACCACTGCATTCCGCCGCAGCTCGGACACGGCACATAAAACCGCCGCTGATCGCTGCGCAGGTACTCCGCCTCAATCCGGCTGAAGTCCTTCACCGTTGGCGTGCTGGTCAGCAGGATCTTCCGACGCGCGAACGTCGTCGTCCGCCGCTCGGCCAGTGCCACCGGGTCGCCCTCGCCGTCCACATCGCTAGGAAAGGCGTCCACCTCGTCAGCGAACAGGTAGCGGCACGGCGCCGATCGCAGACCAGTGGCGCTGTTGGCCCCGGTCAGCAACATGATCCCGCCTGCATACTCTTTGCTGAACATCGTGTTCCCGCTGTCGCGGCTGCGGCTGGGCGCGATCTTCGCGGCCAAACATGGCGTGTCGGTGATCATGCTCTCGAGCCGCTGCTTGCTAAGCCGCTTCGCCATCTCCACCGTCGGCTGCACGCAAAGCATCGGTCCCGGTGCGTGGTCGATCACATAACCCAGCCAGTTGCTGCCAGCCTCCGTCTTGCCCGTCTGCGCAGCAAACATCATCACCACCCTCTGGATCGGGTTGTTGCTGCTCAGGCAATCCATCGGCTCGCGCAGGTAAGGCGTCCGGCTGGTGCGCCATGGCCCAGGTTCAGCACTCGCCTTGCTGCTCAGTTTCCGATAACGATCAGACCACTCGCTCACCGTCAGCGGATCTTCAGGCCGCAGCCCATCCAAGAACCCATCGCGCCATGGATTAGCCATTGCTCAGCTCCACCAACGCCGCCCGGTGCTCATCCGTCAGCACCGCATGGATCCGTGCCGGGTCCGTCTCACCCGCCAGCTGGTGGCTCAACCGGTCAGCCAAGTTAGCCAGTGCCTCGCGCACGCTGCGCCCCAACGCGAACGCTTCCTTCTGCACTTCCACCGCTGGCACCAGCTCCCGGCGCTTCAAGTCCACTTCCAGCTTGGCCAGCTCCGCCTGGTAATGCTCGCGCCGCGCACGGCTCTCGTTCAGCTCCGGGATCTCATCATCAGGCAACCCCTCCACCCGGCGCCGCAGCTCTTGCGCATCCCGTGG